GTCCCAGATAATAAGCGGGGAGTCTTGGGTGTAACTCGTAATACTGTTGTAGAGATACCAGATTTTATTGATCCAGAAATAGTCACAAAGATGATTAACTTTTTTGAAAACTGTGACGTAGAGTGGGGAGACATTGCATTCTACGGATCGTCGGGCAAGGGAATCAAGACAGACTCAGAAACTATGGCTAAGTTTGGATTGCCAGATGGTTTTTTTGATAAGCTAAAAGACAAGTACAAAGAAGCAGTTGAAACTGTTTTTGATAGAAAGGTTAGAGCAAATACATCTCATGCACAAAAATGGGATGTTGGAGGCTTTGCAAGTCCACACTCAGATAACTCAGATAATTCAGGAAAGCCAAATGCTTTTGAGATTAATAAATATGTGGGCATACTTTATTTAAATAATGACTATGAGGGTGGAGACCTTTATTTTTGCGACAAAGATAATGAAATGAAAACATATTTATCTTTTAAGCCAAACGCATATTCCTATTACGTATTCCCAGGAGGCTATGAAAATATCCACGGAGTTTCAGAGATAACCGACGGAACAAGATATACAATGGTATCGTTCTGGGACTATGAAGAACTAGTCTATGATCAAGAGACACTTGATCGATGGGAAGAAGAAGAAAAGCAAGTTAGAATTGAACAGGCAAAGCAGAAAGAAGAATGGAATAAGGGAAACAAATATGCTTGAAGGTACAGATTTTTATAAGATAGCTCCAAAGATTATTGTTTACAAAAATGTCTTCAATAATGACTATTTTATGGAATGTTTTGAACACATTAAGTCTACTGATGATATGTGGGTAGACTGGTACACATTTGGCAAGCAGACAAACTTTCCAGTTAAAGCTACTAGACCACACAATGTTCCAGGAGTTTTGCCCTATAATGAATTTAAACAAGATATTAATTTTGACGAAGTCACAGATGAAAAGCTTAAATTTTTCTATAACTACGTAGAAGATGTTTTTTATAATATGACCAAGCACTACTTTGAGATTGTTGGCGAAACACCTCCAGAAGGCTCTCCAATAAGTCATACAACTGCTACTCTTCTAAAGTATATACCTCATGAAAGCTTTCAGCCTGATGGATCAGTTATGGGACATCACACAGATTTCCAGCAAGAAAAAACTGAAGAGCCAGGTTATAAGTTTTTTGTAACATGCTGCATGTATTTAAATCATGATTACGACGGCGGAGAAGTGTCATTTAAGATATTTAAAGATGAGTCAAATGATCCAAATGCAGAATATACAAGACACATGTATAAGCCTCAATTTGGAGACGTAACAATTTTCCCATCAAGAGCCCCATACTATCACGGAGTAAAGACTGTAACAAATGGAATAAAGTATTTTATTAGAAGCTTTTATATGTATGAATATCCAGGCTCGGAAGCATGGCATGCAAACAAAGATAAGTATGGTGAAGAGCTATGGAGACAGATGGATAGAGAGAGACAGATAGCTGATCTAAAATCTGGTAAAAATACAAGAGATGAAGCAGACGAAAAAAATGGAAGAAATGGATAGCGTAAACCTAACCCAATACGGGAAGATACATTACTATGAAAATGTTATTGCTGATCCCGACTACCTAATTAATTTAATAGAGCTTTCTGACGGAGGCTTAAATGAAAACACCAGTATCCCTGCGTGGAAAGAATGGGCGGCAAGCGGAGATACAGAGTATGTATTTGGCTATCAAAAAAGATTTAGCAACAATGTAGATACAGACACGCACCCAGACATAAGAAGAATTAATAATATTTTAAAGAATGCAATTGTAGGCTCTTCAGAAAACTATGGCAATATGCATGGTATGGACATCGGTTCTCTAATGCCATTATCAATAAGCAAATACTCCACTGGAAAGTCAATGGGCCCACATGTTGATGATTATAGCAATGGAGACAATCCAAATATTTCTGTTGTACTTTATCTAAACGATGATTACGAAGGCGGAGAAATTTATTTTAAAGAGCAAGGCGTAAAAATAAAGCCAAAGGCTGGAAGCATAGTAATATTCCCTTCGGTAGAGCCGTACTATCACGAGTCTTTACCAGTAACCAGTGGTGTAAAATATATGTGCCCAGGATTCTGGCGTAAAACTGACAAGGTGGTATAATTAAAAAATGGCTACTACAGGTATAAACGGTTGGCGTTTCCCAACATATACAGACTCACCAGATGTCCCTAGAGATCTGCTTAACCTTGCAGACGACATTTCTGCATGGGTTTCATCAAATCCAGATTTAAAGGGTGACCAAGGAAATCCAGGAACTGCCGCTACCATAGTGGTTGAATCAGTTGATGTTCTTCCTCCAGGCTCAATGCCAGAAGTCGTCAACGTAGGAACAGCTACAGCAGCAAGATTTAATTTTAAAATTCCCAGAGGCGTAGATGGCGTACTAGGTGGTCCAGGACCAGCAAATGTAATTGCAGTAAATCCAACAACTACTGGGCTGGCTGGAACACAAGCTAATGTAACAATTTCCGAACAAACAATTACCAATGGAATACCATCACAAACTTTAACATTTACAATACCTAAAGGCGACAAAGGCGATACTGGCCTAACAGGAGCTAAGGGTGACAAGGGAGATACTGGTCCCGCAGCAGCAACAATTACAGTAAACCCTACGGTAGTAAATGGTTTGCCAGGAACAACACCAGCAGTAACTAACTCAGGCTCATCTAGCGCAGTTGTATTAAACTTTACAATTCCCCGTGGAGCAACAGGAGCAGACGGCGCACCAGGAGCACCAGGAGCACCAGGAGCAGACGGCGCACCAGGAGCAGACGGCGCTAACGCAGTCCTTGATCCAATAAATCAAGTTATTAGTTTAAATCTTCCTAACGGAGCAGCAGACGGAGTTAACTCACACTGGTATCCACTTGGATCTGGAACATGGAGTATAGGAAAAGATGCAACAACTGGCCCAGCCAAGTCTTGGAAAGATGCTTTTTTTACAGGAACAATTAGAGCAGCATCTGTTATAGCATCAGGCAATATGTTTATTCAAACTTCCACTATTGTTTCATCAGATATAAATGCAAAGAATACAATTGCTGAGTCTGACTTAGGCCTAGACTTTATTAATTCTTTAAATCCAGTAAGCTATAAATACAATGTTGGAGGGATTACTTATACTCCAAATGAAGACGGAAGCCATTCTGAGACACCAGTAGCTGGTAATAGAACACACTACGGATTAATTGCACAAGAAGTAAAGCAAGCACTAGATGAAGCTGGAGTTGCAGATTTTGGCGGGTGGGTAAATCAAGAAGATAATACTCAGGCTTTAAGATATGAAGAGTTTATATCTCCACTAATCAAAGCAGTACAAGAGCTTACAGCGAGAGTAAAAGCAATAGAAGAGGCGTAAGACATGTCCTACAAGTATACAGTCTTACAAGATAAACCAACATCTTTTTATATGCTTGATGAAATACGATCAGGCTCAATCGGAGACTACACTAATCTGATGCTTAGATTTGCTACTTATCAAGCTTTAAAAGATAATGGTGTTTCTTACTCGGCAGTAAGCGGATTGCCAATATATGACTACTCAGGAAATGCAAATGACGGATATGCAATAAATGCTTCAACTAAAGAATTAATGCCTATAGTGTCTGGCACAGTTAGAGGAACTGAAGTTTTGTCCGATACAAAAATAGCTTTTAAGGTCCCTGGAATTGCAACAAAATATTACTCTGACAATTCTTTTGATATTGAGATGTGGGTAAAGCTTCCAGCTCAATCATCATCTTCTAAAATGATTCTAGGAGATTCAGTACAAGGGTTTGGCATATTCTATCAGGGCTCAAATATTTTATTTAAGGTAGGAAGCTACTCTTGCTCATACAAGGTATCAAATAAAGAAGCGCTACATATAGTTGCTCAATTTTCTTCAACTAAGATATCAATTATAGTCAACGGCGTAGAGGTAAACTCGACATCCTTAGATAATTATAAATTTGCAAACGAAATTATGAACTTTAACATTGGTCCAATCGACGAGACTTTTTTTGTTGATGCAGTAGCTTTTTATAGATTTAACCTAACATCGGCACAAATAAAAAAGCATTACTCTGAAGGAACAAAAGAAATAAACTATTCTCAAATAGTAAATGCAGACAACGGATACTTATTTAGCATTAACGCCTCAAGGATTAAGCCCTCTTTATCTTACTCTTACCCAGGCTCCAAGTCTTGGGAAGACTTGGCAGATGACGGAATCCTTGTTTCTCAAGATAGCCAATATTTATATTTTGAAAAAACCGAAACTCCAGCAACAGCATCATTTGAATTTATAGATGAGCTTTTTATACCTAGCCATATCGGGGTGACAACATCTCAAATACATTGGGACGAAGATGTGGCGGGAATAAGAGTATATGTAAGTGCAAATAAGTTAGCATGGAGCGAATGTACTAACGGATCTCCTCTTCCACTATTTAATAAAAATGATAATCTAATCTCAGATACACTTTATATTAAGGTTGTTATTTCATCAACAGATACATCAACAGACTTTACTAGGTTGAGATCTATAAGGATTAACTTCTTTAAGAATAAAGACGTATATGCAGATAATTTTGGGTATAGCCTTTCTTCAGCATATGACTATTCAATTCCTGAATTTAACAGCAAGGTTCTTTCATACAACGAATATAATGGAATTAAGATGTATAACGGACACGGCTTCTCGGTAAATGCTAGCCTACCAGTAAAAACTATTGAAATGATATATACCCCAGGAGCGGGAGAGAATGTATTGATTTCCACACCGTCTGCCAGATATGAGTGGGCAGCATCTGGAGCCATAACCAAATCTGGAGTTTCAGCAATATATGTAAACGGAATTAACAGGCAGTCTTCTACAAATATTGGAGACTTCCTAGTAAAAGGAGTCCCACATCATATTGTAATAATCCTTTCAGCCCCAGCCTCTTCTGGGATCAAGGTAAATCAAAATCAGGGGGACACAAAGTCTGGCCAAAACCAGCTATATAGCAACCTTGCTATATACGAATACGAGCTTCTTCAGCATCAAATAACTAAACATTACCAGCTTTATACAGATAATGTAATAAGCGTAATCAACGATACGTCATTTTCTATAGTAGAAAGCACGGCAGGAAACAATTCTACCGCCTTCATTATATTTTCTGTACAGCCAGACGCCATAAGCGTATAATATTTGACAAGTAGTTGACAAAAATTTGGACTTTAACGCCAAATAATGGTATGATTGTGTTCTATGGATATCTTAAATAAAAACACGAGAATACTTGAAGAAACCACCCTAGGGATATATGTGTGGGAGATGCCTGACGGCAGATGGATTGGAGACGACGATGGCAACTTTCTTTCGATCACGTCCAAAAAAGGCAATAGATCCAGAATCGATGCTTTGGCTAGAGAAGTTAGCTCGTATGGCATACACGAGGGCCGTCCCAAGTTCCTTTCAGGGCGTAGAAAAATTGACGACGAAGAATTTGAACATCAAAACGAAAGACTTAAATGGGGACTAACTCCAGATCCTTTGGATATCGGAGTATATAAAGATTCAATGCTTAGAAACGGGGCGGTACAATGACAAGAAAAGTAGAGTTTATGGAAGACGAAATTGATAGCGTAAATACTATTGATATCTCTAACACGGCAGACTGGTTTCATTTTGAAAAAGCACAAGAGTCAGAGGACCCATTTAAAATAGGCATAGAAGACATAAAGAAGCTAAGAGGTCTGGGAACTAATTTTAAGAGAAAAATCAATAGAGATTTTTCAAAAGCATTTGTAGGAATTGACGGAACGGCAACACAGCAAAATTTATTGCAGCAGGCTATTAGCGGATACGCTTTATTTGATTTAATAGAGCCGACATACAACCTAGAATATCTTTCAAAAATTTATGAGATTTCAACATACAATTACGCAGCTATTAATGCCAAGGTTTCTAACATTGTCGGCCTAGGCTATTCATTTACCGAAACAGATAAAGCCAAAGATGCCATGGATGCAATTACTGATTCAAAGCAAATGGATAGGGCAAGAGCCAAGGTAGAAAGAATTAAAACACAATTAGATCGATGGCTTGATGATTGCAACGAGGAAGAGTCTTTCACAGAGACCCTTATAAAGGCCTACACGGACCTAGAGGCTACTGGAAACGGGTACATAGAGATAGGACGTACCACAGCAGGCGACATAGGCTATATAGGCCATATACCAGCTAAAACGATGCGTGTGCGTAGATTCCGTGATGGCTTTATTCAATTGCTTTATGGCAAGGCTGTATTCTTCCGTAATTTTGGAGATATGGAAACTCCAAGTCCAATTGCAGCGCAAGAGGAAAGACCAAATGAAATTATTCATCTAAAGAAATATACACCAATGAATAACTATTATGGTGTTCCAGATATCATTGCTGCTCAGCAGGCATTGGCAGGAAACGAATTCGCTGGAAGATATAACCTAGACTACTTTGAAAACAAGGCGGTCCCAAGATATATTATTACAGTAAAGGGAGCAAAACTTTCTCCAGAATCAGAAAGAAAACTTCTTGAATTTTTCCAGGTTGGATTAAAGGGGAAGAATCATAGGTCTCTATATATTCCACTTCCAGCAGATACCCCAGACTCAAAGACTGAATTTAAGATGGAGCCAATTGAGGCTGGAGAACAAGAGTCTTCATTTAATATCTATCGTAAAACAAATAGAGATGAAATACTTCTTGCACATCGTGTACCTATTAATAAAATAGGAACCCCTGAAGGAGTTAACCTAGCCGTTGCTCGTGATGCAGATAAAACATTTAAAGAGCAGGTTTGTCGACCAGCACAGGATAGACTTGAAAAGAAATTAAATTATATTATTGCAGAAAAGACAGATGTCGTCCAGCTTAAATTTAATGAATTAAGTTTGACCGATGAATTAACCCAAAGCCAAATTGATGAAATTTATTTGAGAATGAAGGTAATTACCCCTAACGAAGTTCGTCTAAGAAAAAATATGACAACTGTTGAGGGTGGGGACGAGATGGTAGAATTAAAGCCACAGCAAGCTGCAGATCAGCAAGCCAAGTCCACTGGCAATAAAACTAGAGATCAGGAAAGGGCAGCTAATGCTCCAGATAAAACTGGGGAAGGCAGAAATGCCAAAGGCGATGGTCCAAAAGTCAAATAAGTTTAATCAACTGCTATTTGCGTTATAGTAGATAAAGCATTAAAATTAAGCATATGAACATCGAGAAGTCCAACTGGTCTAGCGATGGAGAAAACCTCCATCTCTCAGTCCCATTCACTAAAGTAAATCGTGAGAACAGAACCGTATCAGGTTTTGCGACTCTTGACAATGTTGATCAAACAGGCGACGTTGTAACAGCCGAAGCAAGCATGAAGGCATTTGAAAATTTTAGAGGAAATCTTCGTGAGATGCATCAGTCAATTGCCGTCGGCAAAGTTGTTTCTTTTAAGCCAGAAACATACTACGACCAAAAGTCTAATAATTTTTATAACGGTGTTTACGTAACATCATACATTTCAAAGGGTGCACAAGATACTTGGGAAAAGGTTCTTGACGGCACTCTTTCTGGTT